CCATTGACATTCGACGGCGATGTTTACGAACCGGTAAGCTTCACCCCAAGCAAGATGCAGATGCGGAGTGGCCTCCAGCCTGATAACGCAACCTTCGTCCACCTGCTTAAAGATGAGTTCGATAAACGGAACATCAAGGGAGGAAAATGGCAGGGGGCGACCGTCAGAATGATGCTGGTAGACTACCTGCAACCTGAACTTGGGTACTTGCGCCGCCACATAGGTCGGATCGGTGAGATGAAGTCTTCCGGAAAAGAGTCGGAGACTGAATTTCGGGGCCTGATCTCGCTTCTCTCACAAGAGATCGGCGATAAGACGAGCCGGTTGTGTCGATACAAATTGGGGGACGCTAACTGCACCAAGAATCTGACCGATTATACGTTTTCCGGGGTGGTCGATTCAGTTATTAACCAGCAAAGATTCACCGCGACCTACACGACCCCGACGATGCAGGGTCTGAAGGGCGACTATTACGGTGGGACTAACTTTGAAACGCTTGTTAATTCCCGGGTGGACGGTCCGATAGATTTCGATTGGACGTCTTCTCCCCGTCCAATTAAGTTTCTTGGGAACACGAACTACTCAGTGCGTTGGACCGGTGTCATACGGCCTCAATACAGCGAGGATTACTACTTTCAGGTCACCCACGACGATGGGGCTGTTCTGAAGATCAATGGAGCGACCGTGATCGACGAGTGGGGGACGACCGGCACGCACGACACGCCCGTTCCCGTGGTTGGAATGACTGGCGGAAGCGACTATCCGATCACGCTGGAGTTTTACAACTTGGACGGAACATCTCGGATCTTGCTCGAATGGCGTTCGGCCACCAGCATCCCCTCTTACGTCACTATTCCTTCAAGTCGTTTACTGTGCGGGGCGGTGATGTTGAATTCACCTGACTATTTCAAGTACGGTAAAGTAACCTGGACAAGTGGGGCAAATGCAGGGCTAAGCATGGAAACGCTGAACAATGAGGACGATGAGATCATACTGTTCCTAAAGATGCCGAATGCGATCGAGGTTGGTGATGAATTTGATATTGTGGCCGGCGATGACAAAACGCTGGTAACTTGTCATCATAAATTTAATAATGCGATCAACCACGGCGGTGAAGATTGCGTTCCTAAGCAAGATGAAGTGTTCACGATACCAGAAAGCCCCACTGAATGACGTTCAAGTAGAAGACGTGATCCGAGTGGCCAGGTCGTATTTGGGAACTCCGTATGCGACTCAGGGCAGGAGTCGTCGAATGTTAGACTGTGGTGGCCTGGCTTTAGTGGTTTTAAGGTCATTGGGTGTGATCGACCTGGAGGTGCTGGGCTACTCGTCACGACCGAATGGCATCGACTTTGAAAACTTTCTTGCTCAAGAAGCTGAGCAGATCCCAAATGAATCGACGCTACCTGGCGATATCGTAGCATTTGACTACGGTCATGGGATTCAGCATATTGGCATCGTGACGGAGGTCACCCATAAAATCAAAATGATCCATGCCCGTCCAAGGGGAGGCGTGGTAGAACAATTTATGCACGGCCACGAACTTCGAAGCTGGACTTCAACGTGGCGTCTTACTCAAGTAAAACGATGACAGGTTTCTTCACTCACGAATCGCTGAGCTATTTCGACCACTTGAAAGAGTTGGTTGAAGATGAGAAGCAGTGTGTGATCGAGAGGACGGAAGCGGCCCGGAAAATGATCCGGTACGTGCAGGTCAGCTCGATACTGATCCCGTTTTTCTTGGAGAATCCGGTCTCGATATTCGCCCTACCCGCAGGCTTTATCACTTCCTTTTTTATCTCTTTAGCAGTCTCTGCTGCATCAACCGCTGCAAATATAGGCATCTCGTATCTCTTGAGAGAGAAGCCGAAACCGGTAGATAAGAATAAATTACAAGGCGACATCAAGCTCTCGACTATCGGGGAAGACCTGTTCATTAACGAGATCTATGGTGAAAGAGACGCTGACCTGAAAGGTGGTGTGAAAGTCGGAGGTGTGCTGGTCTATGCGAGTCCGATCCGTTTGGTGACCGAGGTCGTCCCGGGCGGAGGTGGCGGCGGAAAGGGCCCACGGCCGAGAGCCAATCCTGAGCGGCGGCACCATTACTATCAAGATTTCGCTTTCATTGTGGGTCGAGGCCCACTTCGGGTTCTTTCGATCGAAGCCGGTGGATCGAATATCTACCAAGACATCCATGCAGCCGTGGCCCCGGGCCATAAGACGGAAGCCGAGAGTGGCACAGTCGCTGGTGGTGCCAGCAAAGTGAATGACCCTGACTGCTCAGGCACCGGCAACAACAAGGTTACCGGGCTCGGGCTGGGTGGGACCGTGACCCTTTCAGGGGTAGAGTTCCTTGGAGCAAGCCAGCGTCTCTGGATCGCGTACAAATCCACCGCAGACTCTATCGCAGTGGTCACGATATCCGGTACTGATTACGAGATCCCGTTGGCGAACAGCTATGATGCTGTTTACTGGTCAATGATCGAAGTAGAGGTTCCGGAAGGCACTCACACGGTCGTTATAGGGAATCCAACGGCCGCAATGGCAGACATTGACCGGATCAGCGTTCAGTACATTGTGGTGCCGATCGACCCTCACGACCCGCCCGACATTCCGCCTCCAGGGCCTGCGGAATATCCACCGTACTTGAAGGGTCATGTTTCGGGAATCAGGATGCCTGATTACGTCAACCCGAGCCCGACCTATGATAATATTTCACTGGTCGATCCACTGTCAGTCGACCTTCGGGCCTACACCGAATTCAACTACCAGCCCAAGCCAGATACGGACGGCATGATAGAAGCGTTGCTGCCTTCAATGACGATCCGCATCTATCCTGGCACTCAGACACAGTTGCCAGATCCCATGCTCCAGGCTCACTTCGAGAACCTGTACGGAACGGGTGCAACGCCCGCTTTCCGTGGTCGTGCCTTAGTCGTTATTGAGAATATGGAAACCACTGACTATGGTGGCTACTTACCGGCAATGACGTTTCGGCTCGAAAATATGGAGAAGGTGACGCTGGAAGACCTTTATCTGGACAGGGCTGAGCGTGCCGGCATCGACGTAAGTGAGATGGACTTCTCCGCCTTTTCTGACATACATCTGAAAGGTTACGTGATCACACAACAACAGTCCCCGTCGGTAGAGATGCGCGTCCTGAACCGCATCTTTGACGTGGACGTATATGAGGGGATCGAGGGTACGATCAAAGGCGTCGTCCCGGATGAAACAGTTGTTGCAACCATCCCTTTGGAGGAGTTGGGGGTTAAAGAACTCAGCTCAATTGTTCCGGAAGAGGGCAATCCTCCGTTCCTTCCAGTTGAGGTGACCTACGGCCGGGATGAAGAGATCCCGTACTATTTAGATGCCGGGTTCTTCAATGCCGACAATGACGGAGAAGTGGCCAATGTTCACGCTTTGCGTGAAGTAACAGTATCCAACAAGAAGGCAAGCATCGAGACCGGTCTGGTTATGACCAAATCTGAAGCTCAGCGATTCGTGAACCGGGACCTGCAAAGAGCGTGGGCCGAAAAAGATGTGATCTCCTGCTCGACTTTCTGGAAATATGCCTATCTCGAACCGACCAGTTTGATCGAAGTGGAAGATGAGGACGGAACGATAACCCCGGTCCGTCTCAGATCGGTAGAGGGCTGGGTCCCAGGTGTATTTTCGCTGACCGGCGTGAGTCGTGACGTGAGCGAGGTTTCGCCCCGTCCGTCAGACACTGTCGCGGACACCCTTGCCCCGGAAGTCACCCCAGGCTCAACATTTGCCTTGGTTCATCCTCCGGCCCATGTGATCGGGACTATCGTGAATATCTCGATCCTGCGAAAGCAGGAGAAGACGCTCGGTTTCTACGCTGGATGTGCTTTAACGAATCAGCATTATAGATGGGGCAACTCTAACGGGGCCGCTTTGTATTGGGAGCGAGAAGGTCAATGGGAATTTCTGACCTCTTTCGACGCCCAGGCGACGATCGGCCGTACGATAGCATCTGCCAGTCTTTCAGCTCCTCCAGGCGGGCTGCTCGGAACTGATTTTGACGAAGTCAACGACATTACCGTTGACCTGTTTTACGGAGAGGTCGACTCAGTAACCTCCGCTCAGGCCCTGGCTCGAAATAACGCCATTGTGATCGGAAACGAGGTCATTGGGGTACGGGACAGCGTTCGTGATAGTGATTACGACCGTCGATTTACTTTCAGCGGTCTTTTGCGTGAACAATTCAACACCTTGGGGTCTGGTCACGCGACAGACGAACGCGTTGTGGTCATGAACACGGCGATGAAGTACATCGAGATCGACGAGTCTGAGATCGGGAAGACTCGTACTTATAAATTCGTTGCCACCGGTCAGCCGCTGGAATCGGCCTCCAGCTTTGAGTTTACGTTTACAAAGCCCACGAATTACGATATAACCAACTTGTCAGAGCTCCGGTCAATGGACGCGACCTCGGTAACTCTGGACGACCTGGCATCGGTAGTGGGGACGGTGATTGAGGACAGTTATCTATGAGTCAGCGGATAGGTGAATTATCGACTTCGCTTTCAGTGGGGGCAAATGAATCCGTGAGGGTCAACTCCGCTGGTACGGATTGGGAAACTTATACCCCGTCAGGTGGTGGGGGCATCTCAGATGGCGACAAGGGGGACATTACGGTCAGCGGGTCGGGGGCAGTGTGGACTCTTGACACGAGTGCGATTAATGGGAAAAGTTCGGCGTCGCCCACTGTAGACGATATTCTGCTGATCGGAGACGAATCCGATAGCTGGAATCTCAAGAAGATAGTTATCGACGATATTTTAGCCCTCGTCCCTCCTTCTGGTCTGACCCAGGCTCAAATATTGTCTCGAGCGCAAGGTTATTTATGAATTTAGTTTCTACATCTGATGTCGTCCGGGTAGTGACGACCACGACTGCCGACACGAGCGTCCGGGCCGATTACAACGACCAGACCTCAACGACCTTTGAGGAAAAGCGGGCAAATACGGCCGTTATTAACACGGCAACAACCACTACGGTGGTGGCCTCTCCATCCGCTTCAACCCAGCGGAGAGTGATCCGTTTGAAAATTAGAAATACGGATGCAACTGACCCTCAAGTTTTAACAATTGAGCATTACGATGGAACGACGGCCTCGATCGAATGGGGCGGAACCTTACTCCCCGGTGAGTCTGTTATTTTTGACGGCAAGAATTGGACGATTTATAACTCAGCCGGAGTTCAGGTATTTTCGAATCAAGGGGGACCGGTAGACGTTCAATCTCAGCTCACCGCAGGAGCAGGGACTTGGACGAAGCCAACCAGTTTCACGCCGAAATTCGTCAGAGTTATCGCCTATGGAGGCGGGGGCGGAGGCGGAGGCGGCTCTTCAAATACCGGTGGAGTGGTCCGGTCGGGCGGTTGTGGGGGCGGTGGAGGTGCCCGAGCAGAGCGATCTTACCTAGCGGTGGATCTCGCATCGACAGAATCTTTCACCGTCGGATCGGGCGGAACTTCTGGTTCAGCCGGAGCTTCAGGGGCAGATGGCGGAGCAGGTGGGGCCGGTGATAACACTACCTTTTCAAGTGGATCAAGTCTTTTAACCGCATTTGGCGGTGGTGGAGGGGCCGCAGGTGACAATGCCGCATCTGCCGGAGCAGGTGGGGCCGGGGGCGGGTTAATGGCCAAAGGCGGCACAGGTACAACCTCGGCGGCAACCGGTGGAGGCCCAGGTGCCCCCGCAACCCCCAATGGGGGATGTGGGGCGAACTCTCTGGCAACGGCCGGTTCGCCGGTTTGTGCGGAATACGGTGGAGGGGCTGGAGGTGGGCACACGAATGTGCCCGCAAACGGTCTTGGCGGGTCGTCGTTATTTGGCGGGGCAGGTGGTGGCGTTGGTGGTGGATCGACGGTCTCCCCCGGTCTTGTCAATGCGACGGCGGGCGGCGGACACATAACTACTGCGGGAACCGGTGGGGCCGCAGGAACTTCCGGGGCTACTCCGACGGCGGGTACGGCCGGCACGAACGGCTCTCTGTATATGGGTGGCTTTGGTGGTGGTGGTGGTGGCGGCACCATTACTTCTAACACCAATGGTGGTAATGGTGGTGACGGTGGATCTCATGGTGGAGGCGGTGGCGGTGGCGGCATCGGCTGCAATACCGGAACCGGTGGAGCCGGTGGGGCTGGCGGCCCTGGCGCAATCTATATTATCAGCTGGTAAAAGAGAATATATGTGGAAAATCCTACTCAGTTTAGCTCTAATCTTTTTACCGATCAGCTCCTGTAGCAAACTTCCTGGAGTTGTCGATCGGTCCCTCAACGCCCCCACCAAAACAACTTCCCCCAGAGGGGTGTCGATCAGGGTGGAGAAGGGAGTTAAGGTCGTAGACGCTGACTTGGTCGCCATTGATGCGGGCCTTCAGCAGGCTTTCGATGAAGCAAGGTGTGCTGGCTACACTCGAGCCCTGTTACACACAGACTACTCGGTTGCATTACTAGCTTCGTCGAAAGACAAGAACGGGGTCCCGGAGATACGGGTTGACTGCGCTCAGTATTGTGGCACTGAATTCGACAAGGGTGGGTATATCACCATTGCTGGTCAGATGATCGCGGCCGGAGACCCTTATGGTAACGTGATAGCCCTTCCGGCCCATTCAGGAGCGATGCCGGACCACCTGTCTCTGTCTGCAAAATATGAAGCCGAACATGTGATCCTTGCGTGGAACGACGGAGATAAGTATCTGGCGACAATGACTCACGGGATCGGCCAGGGTCACCCTCTGCTATCCCCATGT